GAACCTTTTATTGAAGCTTTTGGATCATCATCTTGCCATTCATGAATAACAGGATTTCCACTTAATAAAATCTCACCATTTGGACCACTAAAATCTTTTTTAAAGATATTTAGTCTATATGTAAGTAATGGCTGAAATGAATCAAAATCAGAACTATATCGTAATCCATATGTCATTAAGTTGTTCTTTTATAAGTTTGACCGTATTTCCTATTGGAGAAAAATATATCTTGACCTCTAAGCATTCCAAACACCTCTATTGCTCCACCTATTCCTCCCATCATCTGTGATGTTTGTGCTGCAGGTATTACTTGTGAACCACGAGGCAAATTAATCATCTCTGGTCCTCTTTCACCCACTAAAGCCATACCACCTGGAGCGTAACGTGTGCCGACTGCAAATCTATTTTTAGATGTTGTATTTTGAATAGCTGAGCCAAGTGCCGCTAATGCAATACCTACAGCTATAAGTGCAAAAGGATTAGCTAATACACTATTTAAAGCAATTTTAGCAATAATAGCTAATGTTCCTACTTTAATTAACTCTTTACCAAGTCCAGCAATTGCACCACCTAAAGCATTAAAAACACCTTTAAAAGCATCTCCAAAACTAATACCTGTAGTTATTGCTTGACTTAATATATCTGCAAATGATGTACCTATTGCAAATGCAGCATCTCCTAAAAAGCCATTTATAGCATCAGTTATTTCAATTAGTCCAGTTTTAGCTGGTAAAAATGTAATTGGTATTTCAACTCTATCTGGAGGTATTATTTTAGTTAAATCTTTAGCTATTTGATCTTGTATCTTTTTATTAGATATAACTATAGGTTTAACCTCAACTGGTTTAATTTTTAACTTACCTAGTTCCTCTTTTACTTTTCTAACTTTCTCAGTAAAATCAGAAACTTTAATTCCTTTAGATACTTCTGATAAATTTTGAGTTAGTTCTAAAATTCTTTCATTAAGATTTTTTATCTCAGTCTGTTGCTCATCAGCATAACCACTTTCTGCTTGTCTTAATTGTGCTTGTGCTTGTTGAATTTTAGCAATTACACCAGGTTGATCACCTAATGTTTTAAGATAAGTAATTTGACCTCTTAAAAATGCAGTATTAAAAGTCTTAGCATTATCTCTTAATTTTTTTTCATTGCCTGTTAATGCTACTCCTTGAACTTTTAATAAAGCAGATATTTCTTTCTCAATTCTAGCTTGTATAACTTTTGCAGTGACTACTGTCTTTAAATTATCAATATAAGATTGATAAGCAGATGTTAATCCAGTTACTGTATCTCCTTCTAATTTTAACTGAGCAAATATTTCGGGATTAATTTTCTGCAATTCTTTAATAGCAGATAATTTTCTTTGTCTTGTTTCATTCTCATTTTCTAAAACAGCTACAAGTGCTGCAACTCCCCCAGCTTCATTAGCTACTGAATTTTGTATTGATGATAATGCCTTAGCTGTTTCATCAACTGTTTCCTTAGCTTTTTGTGTAGTTCTTGTCCAAGCTTGAAATCCTATTTGTGCAAATGTAATGGCTGTTGTAACAGCTGCAAATGCTAACCCTAAACCAGCAGGTCCACTTAAACCACCAATTAATGATTTTAATGCACCTCCTACTGATCCACTTTCTGCTCTTAATCTTCCAAATGACTCTACTAAAGGATTAATATTATTGGCTATACCAATAAATCCAAAAGGAGCATCTTGTATAACTCTATTTAAATTTGTTATTGATTGCTGAGCTTGACTAGAACCTGCTTTTAATTGATTGCCTAATGTCTTACCAGCTTGAGTGGCTGCTTGTGAAGTTTCTTCCAAAGATTTAGTAGTACTATCTAACGCTTTATTAACCTGGTCAAATCCAACCGCTGATGCCACTATCTTTATTTCTTCAGCCATCCGTTTTCATTTTTATATTGTGACGCTTAAGTATTGCCTCATATCTATCTTTTGTCATTGGTTCAGGTTTATTTGCCTCTTTTTCATCTCCTGGCATAGGCCAAAACCTTTCTATAGAACCAACTGCTTTGCTACCAGCCATACTCTCTGCTATACGAAATGAAGCAAACCGAATGACTTTCGCCTGTTCAGTTTGCTTTTCTAAATATCCTTCAGCTGCTGCGTAAAACTCAATAGAAAGAGATGTGTAGTACTGGTATGCAGACCATCCAAGTTTACCTAAAGCAAACTTTAGATTATCGTAGCACTGTTCTCTAATACTTTTTTTTTCTCCTCATTAATCTCTTCGCCAGCTTTTACTAGATTCTTCCATACTTGCGTTGACGTCAATACATCAGTAACTTTAGACATTGCCTCAGTCTTATTCTCCATCGCATCTACCCAATCACATACATCTTCAAATGTATAGTCTGGTTCTTCTCTTTTAACATAACTGTTGCCCATTAGTCCGCCATAAATCATGGCATACATAAAGCCAGAGTTTGTGCTGTTGTCATTATGCGTACTGATAATCTCTATTGCAAGCTGATTAAACTTTAATCCTCTAAGCTTACCGCCTAGTTCTAATTGTAGATAACTCATATTTGTGGTTTGGTTTGATTACGCTTGTATAGTAATAGTTGGTTGTCCAAATGGATTCAAAGATCCAGTAAAGGTCCCAATAGAGTCAAAACTATATGTGCTACTCAACTCAGATAAAAAGCCTGTACCTACTTCAATTTCATCACCTGTTACTGGAGACTCAGGAGCAATCTTATAACCAATAGTTGTTTTCGCTAACAATAAGATGAGTAGAGATGTTCCACTAATCTTACCAGTATCTGGATCTTGTAAGTGCTGACCTTCGAATCCGTTAGACAATTCAACTGTACCTGGTGACTTATCAGGTCCACAAGCTGATGACGCATCTACTACAGATACTGTCGCTGATTTAGATACTGAAGTAAGACATACAACTGTATCGTAGTCTGTACCACCGGTTGGATCAATGAATAATAACATCGTGCCACCTGCTACTTTGTGTTCTGCCATTTTATTTTAATTTTTATAGTTATGAAATTACGAAAATATCTTGTTTAAATATCAATATTCTTGAAATAAATATCTTACCTCCAAGCTCACCAAATCTCTCTGTTCTATCTGTAATAACGCTAAGATTCATCATTTGCAATCCAGCTAATCCTAAATCAAGCACTGATGTAGATGTCGGCTTTATTGCTTGTAATATGCTATCTACTGCTAGATTAAGATTCTTACTATTATTGTATTTATACTCCCATGAATGCACTGATACTTGTATTGTAGTCTTTACATCAGATGAATTATCTGTAGACTGCTCAATAGATATGGCATCTGATAGAACTGCATAAATCTTATGTTTTACGTCATCAGGTTCCTCACCTTCATAAACAGGAATACTTAAGCCATCAATGACTTGATAATAAGCTTGCAATAATGCGCTGTTTACATCTCTCATGAATAAATATCTTTAATATCTTTAATTAATTGTGGAGTGTTTTTTATAACTGATGGATAAAGAAAAGGCCTTTGTTTTATTCCATTTATAATTATCTTTTTTGCAATAGGGTAAGCTGCTTTTTCATCAATTCCTTTTCTTCTACACCATCCCATAATTGACTTTACTAAATCTGCAAATGTTCCTCCTGCTGGTCCTTGAAAAGTAGCTGCATAAGTAGCCCAATCTTCAGGAAGTGATGAAACATAAGAAGCAGCAAACTTTCTAGTACCAAATTCTATGTAAGCTGCATATTTACTTGTAGATACAACTTCAGCATAACCTTGTCCATAAACTGGACTAATTGACCTTAGCAATGCGCCTTCATCTGAACTATTAGCACTTACTAATCTTTTAGCATCTGTAGCTGTTCTATCCGCCCAATCATTTAATGCACTCTGTACAGCAACTTGTCCTTCTTTGGACAATTCATCAAACTTCTTTACTAATGTATTTATACCTTTTGTTTCTATCTTTATCATAACGCTGCAGGATATACTAAGAAATCAATGTATGTATTTAATAACCAAGTATCAACTAATGTCCACAATTTATCCTTTACCTCCATTTTAATGTTATTATCATCAATCTTAGTGATAGTATAATAATTAGAACTAGAAGCAATTGAAGCATTAAAATATGTTCTAGTTTGACTAGGAACATATCCAGCAAAGGCACCAAATAAATTACCATTATAAACACCAGTTGAAACATATGTCCAAACAATACTACCTATCCAATTCTCATATTCAAAATCAACTGTAGGATCTGATGTACCACTCTGCGACATATCCACTCTATATGCCTTACCAATATTGACAAAATTTGACAAGTCATCAACTGTCATGCTACCTTCATTAAATGCTGGTCTTAAACCAGGTATTATATCTCCTGATTGTAATGCACCTAAATTAGGTAATTGATTATATGGTATTCTTAATGGCATTAGTAAAATAGTATTGTTGCAACCTCACCATCTTCAAATGGTAATCCCCATGTCATCTCACCTGTATTGTCATTATAAAGAACTTCCTTTCCTACCGGAATACCACCAGTGCGTATTAAATATTGAACACCATCTTTAAACGCATTAAATACACGACGGCCTATAAAACCACCATAAGTAAAAGATGTTTCACCACCTATGCCAGTGTAGTTATACACCTGAATTGTATTTAAGTCCATTGGAGCATCTGAATTAATTGATTCATCTAATTTAATTGCCTGTATGTATTCCCACTCTTTATTGCCTTCGTTCCTTATCTGTACGCTATTTATTTTATAAAACTCATTCTCATACAATATCACATCATTACTTCGTGTAGGCCTCTCCGTTTCATAACGCATAATAAATACCTGATCATAAGTCCACTCTCTTTGCTGATACTCATTTCTTGGTGTTCCTTGTCTATCTCTTGCCTCTGCCCACTTTGTCCAGTTCCCAGTCTCAATAGGAATCAAGCCACCAAATTCATTCTTAGCAGTAGTGTATCGAAATATAGTAATGCGTCTATTTAATTTATACACGTCTATATGGATTTAGTAGATTCTTAGCAATTGGACTCACATCATCAGTACCTATACTTCTATTGTCATACAAATAATAAATCTGATTAAGTAAAGCCGTCTTTAAGATATTAGGTAACTCACTATAACCAGTAGTATAATCAATAGTAATATTTTTAGCTCTCGGTAACTGGAGTCTCTTGAATTGGTTACCAATAACAAAGTAAGTACTATCAAGCACGAGAATATTACCAGCTTCATCAGTAACCTGGTTAATCGCAACCAAAGGTCCGTAAGGTATGTAGATATCTCCATTGACGTTATTTAGGATAGCAACGGCATCATGAACTACAAAGCCAACACCTGTATAAGCTTCACACATCTGTCGTGCTGCAGTGATTAATGATATTATCAAGTTGTCATCAGTGCCTATATCAACCTTACAAAAATCCTTAGCCTCTACTAATGTAACCGGTTCTGTTATTTCACCTTCAGTAAACTCAATATCTAGCACCGAATTATAACCTACTCCTTCCCAATTGTATAAATTCATCTTATCTTATTTTAAAAAGGCCCCTCCCAAATGAGAGAGGCCTTTGTTATCTACATTAACCAAACCACATTCGTTATTAATCTGAGTAGATTGCAGATGCAGGAAGCATTAAGTTTAATTCTTCTTGACACTCAATTCTAGCAGTGATTAAGTTCTTAGTGAAATTGTCAGCATCTTCCATCGCAAACGTAATGTTAACTGCTTCAGTTTCTACTCTTTCGATATAATCCATATCGATTACTAAGTAAGAAGAATTGTTTGCCCATGAAGCAGAAACTACTGGAGTACCAGAGATAACTACCGCACCACTTGCTACAGAACTGATACCAGCAGCACCAGGATAGTAACCGTTAGTCAACAATGTTCTGTTAATCAAAGCCAATGTTGCAGGA